ATCTACTACTGGGGCGCAACAGAAATGTTGACCTATGCGATGACTAAGACCTATTTGGAAGATATTAATTTCTTATTAACTACAGACAAAGCGATAAGATTTAATAAACGCCAAAACAGGTTATATATGGATTTGGATTGGGGAAGTGTTGGTGTTGATGATTATATCATTATTCAGTGCCATTCCACTTTAGATCCAAATGACTATTCTAGGGTCTACAATGATTCATTCCTCAAACCATATCTTACAGCCTTAATCAAGAGGCAGTGGGGAATGAATATGATGAAGTTTACTGGAGTCAAACTCCCAGGTGGAGTTGAACTCAATGGTAGACAGATGTATGACGACGCAGAAAAAGATTTAGAAAGAATAATGGAGAAGATGTCGAACACATACGAACTTCCTCCATTCGATATGATCGGTTGATATTATGGCACTTAATCCCTTCTTTTTACAAGGTTCTCCGTCAGAACAAAATCTGATTCAGGACTTAATCAATGAACAACTTCGTATGTATGGAGTTGAAGTTCATTATATGCCAAGAAAATTTATCACAGAAAACACTGTGATTAGAGAAGTCATTGAATCTAATTTTGATGAAGCACATCCAATCGAAGCATACTTAGAAAATTTTGAAGGTTATGGTGACCAGACTACCATTCTGTCAAAGTTTGGCATTCAGTCAACTCAAGAAATAAGTCTTACGATTTCAAAAGAAAGATTTGAGTCTTATTTGACACCTTTGATGGAAGGAAAGGATAATATCAAAATAAGCAATAGACCCAAAGAAGGGGACTTAATTTATTTTCCTCTTGGAGATAGATTATTTGAAATTAAATTTGTAGAGCACGAAAAACCATTCTATCAATTACAGAAAGGATATGTATATACACTGAAGTGTGAACTCTTCAGATACGAAAATGAAGTCATCGATACTGATGTTGCTGAAATAGATGATGCTATACAAGGAACTTTGGGTTCCTCTGATTCAGAACTCTTGGGTGGTGATGCAATGACAACCACACTCAAGCTTGTTGGTGTTGGAACAACTGCATTGGCAACAGTTGGATATATTTCTGATGGCGGTATCAGAATGATTAGTGTAACCAATCGTGGAGGTGGATACACTTACAATCCAGATGTCAAGATTAGTATTGCTCCATCTGGAGGAACTACTGGTGTAGCAACTGCTGAAAGGATTTCAGGAATTGTTGCTTGTGAACTCAATGCAAATCCAGTTGCAGAGTCAATTCAAAAAGTCTTCCTCACAAACCCAGGTGCTGGATATACACTAGCACCTGCTGTCAGATTTGCTGGAGATGGTGTAGGCGCAGCTGCTACTTCAATCATTGGTGATGGTGTTATTGGTATTGTTACTATCACTGGCGGTGGTTCTGGATATACCACAGCAACAGCGCCAGCTGTCACTTTCAGTGGTTCTGCAACAGTATCTGCAGCTGCTACAGTTAGAGTCAGTTCTGCTGGAACAATCAGTCACCTTTACATTACCAATGCTGGTTTGGGATACACCGAGGCACCAACCATCACCATTGCGGCACCAAACCAAACTGGAGTTGGAACATTCCAGAAGAACGAAATTGTTACCGGTTCTTCTTCAGGAACCACAGCAAGAGTTCTCAACTGGGTTGCCGATGGCGGTTCATTGGAAATCTACAGAGCAGATGGAGATTTTGTTGTTGGAGAGCAAATTGTTGGAGCGGCTTCTTCCGCAAGTTACAAACTTGCTTCTTCTTCTTTCCCAGAAACTGGATTCATGGCAAATGAAGAAATTGAGGGTGAAGCAGACGACATCATCGATTTTACTGAAAGAAATCCATTCGGTATGCCCTGAACCCTAAATAATAATTAAAACAAGAACCGAACCCAATGTTTGAGTATTTTTACAACGAAATTTTTAGAAGGACCATCATATCATTCGGTTCTCTGTTTAATAACATTCTCATCAAACAAGATGATTCATCTGGTAATGTAAATAACCAGTTCAAGGTTCCTCTTGCATATGGACCTACTCAAAAGTTTTTGGCAAGAGTTACTCAGCAACCAGAACTGAGTAAATCTACATCACTCTCATTACCAAGAATGTCATTTGAGTTTGTTGGACTCACTTATGATCCAACTAGAAAAGTAACTCAAACTCAAAAGTTTAAAAAAGCACTCACATCGGACAAAACTTCAATACACACTGGATATATGCCAGTTCCATATAATATGGAATTTGAACTGGCAATTATGACTAAGTTGAATGATGATATGCTCCAAATTGTTGAGCAGATTCTTCCATACTTCCAACCAGCATATACAATGTCCGTCAATCTGGTTGAGTCTATCGGAGAAAAGAGAGATATTCCTGTCACTCTCGAAAGTATCAATATGGACGATGACTATGAAGGTGATTTTACCACAAGAAGAGCCCTGGTATATACCTTAAGATTTAGCGCAAAAACATATCTGTTTGGACCTGTTTCTACTGCCACCAACGATATCATCAAAAAGGTTTCTATTGGATATGTTGCAGGATCTACTGGAACAGGAACTCCAGAAAGAGATCTTACTTACAGAGTTGAACCAAGAGCGATTAAAAACTACACTGGCACAGTTCTTACAACGGTCGATCAAGACATTGAACCTAGCGATGTTCTCTTTAAGGTTGCTGATGTTTCTGCAATCACAGAGAACACATACGTTGAATTGGACGGTGAAGAACTGTATGTTCTCGATGTTCTTACCGACAGTATTAAGGTCAAGAGAGGTCAAGATAACACGACGCCTACCAAACACGTCAAAGGAGAACAAATCAAATCTATTACAGATGCGGATGATGCACTCATCCAAGACGGAGATGATTTTGGCTTCAGTGTAAGTTATTGATAGAGAAATGAAAATGACTAAAAATTTTGATGAACTCAATGAAACTTTTGATGTTGCAGGAGACATCGTATCTGCAGAACCAGTAAAGGATACACCAAAACCAATTCCAACCTCGGCGTCTTCTGCGGATGATGTCAAGAAGGATTATGAATATACTAGGGGAAATCTATACTCTATTATTGAAAAGGGACAAGAAGCAATCAATGGTATTCTAGAACTTGCTCAAGAGAGTGAGATGCCTAGAGCATATGAAGTTGCAGGTCAGTTAATCAAGAACGTTGCAGATGCAACTGACAAGTTGATGGAGTTGCAGAAGAAACTCAAAGACGTTGAAGAAGAGACTGTTGCTAAGGGACCTACAAACGTTACCAATGCATTATTTGTAGGATCTACCGCAGAATTATCAAAACTACTTAAGAACCAAGGTAAAGACCAGGACCAATCTAAATAGTTAAAAAAGGACCATGGCAGCGAATCCTGTTATCAATATAACTATTCCTCAAGGTTTTGACTTTGAAGAAACATTCACTTCTACTGAAACGGATGGTTCGGCATCAAACCTTGCTGGATATACTGGAGCAGCTAAACTGAAGAAGCACTTCAGTTCTACCTCATCCACTTCATTTTCAGTTACGATAACGGGTTCCACTGGAGAAGTTGCTATTGCAATGACTAGTGGAGTCACTGTTGGATTGGATCCAGGTAGATATAATTATGATGTTCGATTAACGTCCTCTTCTGGTGCAGTTTCTAGATTGGTAGAAGGGCAAGCCTTAGTCACAGCAGGTATTACGACGGATTAACTATGCCAGTAGTAAAAAAAGTCACAACTGCAAATGTAGTAGCACAAAAAAAGAAAGTATCTACAGCAAGTGTTAGATCTTTCCGAAGTCCATCTACGATTGCAGAGATGGGCGATCAGAATTTTGGAACTCTTGATGCAACAAAAGACGGGTTAATCGTGACCTATGATAGTACAACCAACAAATTTGTTTTGATATCACCAGACGAAGCTCTGGATACTTCTGCATCTGATAGCGATATTAGTGACTCTTTTGTTGACCAGTTAGAACAAGAACTGGACTTTGGACAAATCCAGGCAGGAGATGTTGATGGGGGTGCATTCTGATGCCTAGAAATTTTAGACAACTAAATGACTTTTCAGATACAACTTTAGGTGTAGCAAAAAATAAACATGTCCTTAGATATAATGATACACTTGGAAGATTTCAATTAATACCATTTGATACAGCACTTGATGTTTCTGCGGAAGATGCTGATATTAGTGATTCTTTTGTTGAACAGTTGGAAGAAGAAATTGAAGTCTCCGAAGTTCAGAGGTTTAATTATGATGGTGGTAGTTTC